TTCTTGCGAGCTCCGCTGCCGCTCTGGAGTATCCAATCGTCTGCGTAAACCGATCGAATGAAGACCACAAACCCGACAAGGGTGAGAAGACATAGTTTGCTACTAAAGCTGTCATTAGACCCATCCTCTTAGATTATTATTAGCTTTGACATTATTGATGGTCTCATTAGCTCGTGCGACCGTATAGATGTCGCCACGTGTAAGACCAATATCTGCTAAATCATAATCTGATAATTTGCCTAATTGATGTTCCGTTTCTTTAATAGCCCGAACTTCTAGACGATGCTGCCTATAGCTACGGATTGCGTCAATAAGTTGCTCAACTACTCTCGTTGAGAAGCTGTGCGCTGTTAGTATATGTTGTGTCATTTTGACCCTCGTTTTTTCCAATTGAAATTTTACGAGGACGCATTTCTTCAGGGATGACGTACTTCAGTTCGATTGCAAGTATACCATCTTGAATATCTGCTCCGTGCACATTTACGTGCTCAGACAGCCGGAAGGTTCTTTTAAACTTCTTCGTAGAAATACCACGATGAATAAAGTTTCTACCTTTTGAAACATGCTCACCTGTCACAGTCAAGGTACGATCCTTAACTTCAACAGTTAGTTCATCTTGACTAAAACCAGCCACAGCTAATTCAATCAGATAATCCGACTCAGATGTTTTAATAATGTTATGTGGCGGATAATGATCATTTGAATGTTTAGCCGTGTATTCTAACTCGTTAAACAGATGGTCGAAACCTACAAAAGATGAACGGGGAAATAGTGTTGTTAAGCCTGTCATTGTTATCTCCTTTTGATCAAGCAAGATTTTAAAATGGACCCAGTAACTGGCATCCATACTTATTTATATAGTGTTAGCTATTACAAATGTACATAGCCGTTATTCATTTTTTTACACTTCTATGTCAATAAATTGCCCCTGAGTCTCTCCTGGACTAATACTAGCACCATCTCTATTATATCGTACAGCAGCCTGCTCTCTTAGCACTTGCACTTCTTTTGCACGCTCTTCGACCTCTTTAACTTGATTAAGTTTAATCTCAGTACGAGTAGCTGCTTCCACTACACGAATACGTTCTTTTTCATGTGGAGGTTTGATATGTTCGCTATTTGGATATACATTAGGATGTCCATATTTAGAGGCCTGTATCTGCTGATACATTTCAAATGGCATGCCGTTAGCAGGAAGTGTTTTCATTACTTATTTCCTATATTGTATTTAGGACAAAGTTCCCATTCATTTTTTTCTTTAAACGGTATAATCTTAATAAGTCTTATTGGCGCACAATCAAGTTCTTGATTTATCTCAAATTGTATTAGACCCCAATCACTTAAAAGTTGTGCGATTGTATTTCTACGTTGAATGTCAGACAGTTCTAAGTTAGCCTTTTTACCATCCAGTAAAAACAACTCTTTAAAATGTACTATAAAATATCTGCCTTGTTTGTGTAGAATATGACATGACTGAAATAATTTCTTATCTTTACGAGAAGCTACACCAATACGAGTTAATGTTTCTCTTACTTTAAGAAAATCATCTGGCTCATTTAAGTGAATCTCAAACATCTGCGTTGGAGACCACTCTACTAAATTATTTTCTTCCACCTTTGTTCACCTTCTTTTTTATTATAGTTATTTGTTCAGGTGATAGAAGGGGCAGGATTTGTTTAGCTTTTTCGTTGCTATAGCCATAGTATTCTTTTACCACTTCAATATCACGTTCAGTTTCAGGTTTTATCCATTTCGAAAAACGTTTCCGCTTACGAATTGTATTTATAAGAAAGTGATATTGAAGTTTTTTATCTATTTGGTGGTATTGATTTACCACATTAGCAAGACCAACAGTGTCATTAAAATAAGAAAGACTGCGATTAATAAGATAAGAATTGTATCCTCGCTCATCTATATCGTCCTCCATTATGTCTTTTTTTGTAGAGTTAATACTATTTAAATATTCAAACGGATTCATTGAAAATTCACTTGTGCCATAATCTCAGTCAGGCATGCCACCACGTTCAGTTCATGATCAGCCACAAATGCATCTTTATACTGATAGTCAGCAAGTATTAGAACAAGCTGAGGTATACTTTGAGGCTGCACGGTTTCATGCATATTATCATAAAGGCCTCTAAAAATAGAAGAGGTATCTATATCCATATGGTTAACGACCCAAGACCTCATCTTCTTAAAGTCCTTAGCCTTTAGATGTTTACTTAAATCATTGAAACTATCTATACTTGAACTACTTTCATCAATAGATGAACCTGCAATAGAGCTTCTTTGGGACTCATTAATCACACGCCGCCAATCTGGAGCGTGTTTCATGATTAAACCGGCTAGACCCTTGCTAGTAAACGATACGCCTTCTTTATAGAGAATATCAGCAAGCCGGTCCATAAAGTCACCGCAAAGCTGAGCCATATCTTTTTTACTTGTATTAAATTCATACACGCCGCAACGAGAGTGTAAAGGCTCAATGATTCGATTCTTAAAGTTACAAGTAAGAATAAATCGACAATTATTCGAGAACTCTTCGATAAATCCACGAAGGGCTGGTTGCGTGGATTGTGGATTGAGGTAATCAGCCTCATCTAAGATACATACTTTATATCCTCCGGTTAATGAAACCGTTGATGCAAACTGTTTAATTTTTCCTCTGAGTGTGTCGATATTACCTTCTTCTGAACCGTTAATTATAATATAGTCAAGCCCTAGCTCATTGCATAGGGCTTTTGCTATAGTAGTTTTACCTAAACCGGCAGAGCCGGTGAACAGCATATTAGGCAGCTCACCGGTCTCTACGATACTCTGAAATGTCTTTTTTAACGAAGACGGTAGTATAGTTTCAGAGATTTTTGTTGGACGATACTTTTCAACCCAAAGAAAATGATCTTTGTTCATAATATAATAATACCTTTTTATTCAGATTCGGCAGCCTGATCTTGTTGATGCGTTTCGCACATGCTGACCATTTGTGTACATTGATCGCGTAATTGGCCAAGGGTAGATAGCTCTTCACCTTTAATAGCGCCACGTTGTACCATAGTATCTACTACTGCAATAGTAGATCTAGAAATACGGTTAGCTAGCTCGTAAACAGGATTATGTGACTCATGGGCTAATTTTACTTCATCTTCTTTTGACATTTTATTCTCCGTAGGTTGATGTCTTTTCAAGTGCAACCCAGTAGGTTACGTTGCTGTTTTGACTTTTAAATTCTGAAATGAGTTTAGATGATATCTTGACGTCATATGAGTCAGTCACCATCTTTAGACTTGAAATATTTAAAATAAATTTAAATTGTTCGCTAGTATATCCTCCGTCTACTTCAATTGAATATTCGTTAGCAGTAGTATTCTCTGGATCAAAGATCGAAAGTTTAATAGCTCCGCTAGAAGCTTCTACTGCAACTTGACTATTACCCAATACACTCGACCCGCGTTTTAACGAATTTAACGTACCCTCATCTAAGGTAAACCAAACATCAGCTTCTGGCATAGTTATAGGTTTACTTGGTGTCGTGAGCATCTCTGTATCAGAATAGAAGTACTTAATGTTCTCACGGCCGCTTTGGCTCTTAATAACCATATGTGTATCTTCAAAATTAACATTAGGCTTATCAACTAATCCTAACACATTTAGGAACTCTTGTAAATCATAAATTCCTACAACAGCGTCAAAAGTTTCAGTCAGATCTGCTTGGGCCAGAACGTTCTTAGCTTCTGATACTGTAAGTAAAGTGTTCCCAGGCTTAATAACAATATTACTATTGATACCAGCAAAGTTCTTGAGAACACTGACAGTATTTGCACTTATTTCCATAATTAATTACCTTTGATTTTACTGAAATTCTTTTCTTTATAGACTTCGATTTTATTATCAAATCTTCCGTCTAGCATTTCACCCTTATGTGATATTACAAAGACATTGGTATCATCGCCAAGTGTCTGTATAATTTTCATTAGATTGTCCACTCCTTCATAATCTAGTGATGAGTCAAAAGTCTCATCAAGCATCAACAGATTAGTTGACACGCTATTTTTCATCTTAGCAATCTGTCGCCACGTGAAAAGAAGCGCTAAATCAATACGCTGTTTTTCACCTTCAGAAAAGGAATCATAAGAGAAGTTATCTCTATGGCGTGATTTAATTGTCTCGGAAAAGGCTTCGTCTAAATAGAAAGAGACGAAGAAGTCAAGCACTTGTAAGTACTTATTTACGAGGTTATTTATAACAGGTAGATATTGCTTTATGATTTTTGTTTTGATGCCAGTATCTTTTAGCATCTCCAGTATAACAGTATTATAACTCAAACTTTCATTAATGTACAATCTTTTTTCAAATAAATCATCTTTTAATTTTTTAAGGGTTTCAAGCTCATCACGCGATTTACTTAGATCTCCTCCAGATCCCCGTATCTGTTCGATCGAACTATTGATAGATGCAATCTGTTCCTGTAACCGACCAATTGTTTTATTGTTAGAAGTAATAATAGAGGTTTTGTCTCTAATTTCGCCTGCGGTATTTGTGAGCCTTTCAATAGTTGACTCCACAAAAGCCGCTCTGTCACTGACATCACGTACGGCACTACTAAGTTTACCGGCTTTTTCTTTAGCGGCTTCCAGTTTGATGTCTCTGACGTCTGGACTAATATCTTGGGTACATGTGGGGCATGTATCATTCTCTTCGTAGAACTTCGTTTCTTTGACCAGTGTTTTGATTTTTTGATTGAACTCGGCTTGGTAGTGTAATAGGCTTTGCCGTTTGTCGTGGTTTTCTTTGAGGCCTTCTTGGAGTCCATCGGACCTTTCTTCGATTTCAGCTGATAATGAAACATTTTCACGTTGAAAGGAATCAATCTCTTCTTGTGCATTGCTGATGTCTGTTTCTTTACTATTGATTTGCTCAACTGACAAAGCCTCCACTTCTTTAATATATTTATTCTGGAGATCAATCTTTTCTTTATTTAGATCTGCATCATAGTCTACACCTTTAAGATCATCCTTGAGAATACTATTTTTTTCTTTTAAAATCTGATTCATTTTAGAAAAGACATTAATGTCCAGAAGATCCTCGATAACATCACGCCTATGCTGTGCAGGGAGCTGCATGAAAGGAATGAAGGAGGAAGATCCAAGCACAACAATTTGGTGGAACGACTTATGGTTCAACTTAATGATGTTTTGTTCGAGGATCTTCTGGTACTCTTTGGCATGTGATGACTGATTAATCATCGTGCCGTCTTTCCATATTTCAAACTTATTAGGTTTGATGCCACGTACGACCTTGTATGCCGAACCTGACACATTAAACTCAATAGCTACTATACAATCTTTATTGTTAATTGTATTAACCAATTGTGGCTTACTAATATTTCTATGTGCTTTACCGAATAAGGCAAACGATAAAGCATCTAGCATAGTAGATTTACCAGAACCATTATGGCCAACAATTAAATTGGATTTATGGTTAACGAAGTTAATACTACTATAGGAATTTCCGGTTGAAAGGAAATTTTTCCATTTTAGGTTTTCAAATATAATCATACTATTTCTAAGGTTTGTGCCTCAATCATAAGATCGTACATTTCTTTTTTAATACGATCTTTGTCTAATTCAGTCTCTACGTTATCTACATAAGAGTTAAGCAGTGTACTAGTATCGTCCATAGAGATATTATCATCTTCAACATTAGCGCCAATAAATTCAGCGAAATTCTCTTGTATTTTTAGTTCGTGAATGTTCCTGTTATTAATTCTATCAATAAAACGATCAAATGTAAACAGGTCATTTTTGTTTATTACAACTATTTTTACAAATTTATTATCTAGTTCCTTTGTGTCAAATTTGCTGTAATCAGTATTCCGGTCATCGTATGTGATTCTATGGAATAGTGTATGAGGGTTTCTGACAGCTTCTAGCTCTCTAGTTTCGGTGTCAAGAATATGAAAATACTTTTTATCATGTGCGTCATTCCAGAAGAACTCCATTTGTGAGCCAAGATAAGTGATATTATTTTGATTTGATTTGGTATGAAAATGGCCAGAAAGAACTGCCTCAAATCTTTTAAAGAGTTCTGGATTAAGTCCGTGTTCGTTCTTAATGCCTTTCATCATTTCATAGCCACTAATTTCAAAATGACCGGCTAGCCAATCACATTTAGCATTAGCAATAAAATCTAATGACTGCTTCTCGTTAGCAGCTGAGATCCAAGGAACTAGCCCCATTTTAAACCCATCATAGCATTGCACCATAGGTTCATGAATAATATTTATTTCATTCATGTAATGGCCTAATAGCTCTTTTAGGCTGTTCAAATCATTTGTATTTTTATAGAAGGTATCATGGTTACCACAGATAATATCCATAGTAATACCATAGTCTCTTAACGGTTTAAGAAAGTGATGCCTGTTACGGTTAAGAGCACGGAAGTTGACAAACTTCCGGTTATCGTAGTAATCACCAAGATGCACAATATGCTTAATATTATGTTCCAAAAGATAAGGAAACAATACATCAGAATAAAATTTCTCTGCATTATCGAGAAATACGTCAGAGCTGTTGCGGATACCACAATGAGTGTCATTTAGAATACATATCTTCATTTAATTCATTCTCTAGTTGAACAATCTGTTCTTTCAATTTTAGTTTAGTCTTTTTAAGAAAAGAAACCCTAAGATGTGCATAAGGTCCTAAGTCTTTTATTTTTATATCTAACTCAGCATGGGTTTTTTTAAGGCTATCTAATCTTGATTTTTTATTCATCTTCGAAAAAACCTGCTAGACTTGAATCACTTTTAAAGCTGCGCCTTTTTCTAGTTTTTTGTTCTTTTGCATAGCTTTTAAATTTAGTGTCTTTTTCTTTAATTTTATCCATACGATCTTTTAACTGATCTAAAAATGTATTCATTACATTCGTAGCTGCTATATCATTAACATCACCATAGACATACTGCTCAATACCAGATTGTGAAAGATATTTAAATTTTAGATCTTGCTGTTTCTTTTCTTTTTCAATTCTACGTAAAAATGCATACCATGAAATTTGAGTAAAATACGCAAATGCATTTGGCTTACCCGTACGTGTGGCCACGTCTACATTATAATTATCAATAGCTTTAAGACAATTCTCGACTGCATCCATTACCATTTCTTCGCGGTAAGTGTATCGAATAAAATTCGACTTGTGCGATAGTCCCTCTGCAATCTTAAGAAAGCATTGCGCAATATAATCAGGAACTAAAGGAAGAGAGACATCATTTTCTTTTGCCTCTTTTAATCCTTTACAATAGTCAACAACTGCTTGTGAAAACTCAGCATTATTAACGTAGTGAATGCTTTTCTTTTTTGCCATAACGAATCCTTCATATATTAGTTATATTCTATCATATGTCATGTAGTATGTACACAGTAAAAAAAATTAATTTTATGCGTTTTTAGTATGTACAAACCGGCCAGACAGTGTATAATAAATTAAGAGCTTTTTGGTGGGGATAGTATACCCTTAATGCATTTTATCTTTATTAGGAAATACGATAACGTTTTCATCTTCTAACGAATCTAAATCTGCTTCATTCATTTCAAGTTCTATTTCTTCGGTAGATAGGTCCTCAGTTTCTTTTTCTGCATCGATCGACTGTTTATAATGATCAATCAGATTAGATACTGGATTAGCTTCAGATGTTATGTGCTGAGAATTAATCGATTGGTATATACCATCTTGCATTTGCAGCGTATACCACGGCCTAAGAGAATGGATCCTATAGCCATTTGAGGGATTATAAAAGACTTTTATTTCATATACATTACGCACAATAATATCAGCATAATCATCTTCTTCAGCCGGCCATTCTACAACCTCACAGATAATTTCATCACCTGACAACAACTTAAACTGTTTTAACTGCTTATCCATCTAAATCTACCTTAATAATTTTATAGTTAAACTGTTCTTTTTCGTATATCTTTACTCGCTGAGCTCCATGCCCTAATGTATAATTTTTTCTTGACTTCCAGTGCAGATCATCGGTAAGATCGTAGAGGGTTGTTTTTCTACCGTCGTCCGAGACTCTAAGACCACGTCCAATACTCTGCAGAACTTTGATTTGGGATTTGCTTGGTGAAGCGAATATAATATTATGCAAATTCCGTATATTAATACCAGTGCTAAAAGTTCCCAAGGAGGCCACGATAATCGCATCTTTTTGTTTCTCAACTATTTTACGTATTGCTTCTCTATCTGCAGTATCAACCTCTCCTGATACAAAATAAACTTTTCTATCACCGCTTACCTTCTTATTTATCATTTCATAAAGGGGTTTTCCATGAGCATCCACACGTAAGAATAAAACCAGAGTGTTTCCGTTAGAATCAATAGCCAAATTACGAACGAGGCGATTACGAGACTCATTTCCGATAATGAAATCAATTTCATCTTGATATGACTTTTTACCAAATTCTTCCCTTACCTTCTTTGAGTAATTTAATAAAAGAACCTTTATATCTAACGGCGCAAGTGTGCCATCGTCTTGTAAGTTTTTAGTTTTAGTAACTTGATACACTGGCCCGAACAGTCCTTCAAGTACTAACTTATGCGTCTGTGTACCGTCTAAAGTTCCAGTTGTACCGAACCTATACTTTGCTTCTGTGGCTTTATTCATAATTGACGACAGCGACTTGGATTTAAATCCATGGCACTCGTCACCTATAACCATACCAAATTGTTCAAACCATTTCTTAGGGTATTTATATATACTTTGCCAAGTAGATATTATAATGGCCTTGTCGGTGTTCTTATCCTTCCCGGAATATATTCTATGCATGCCTTCAAGATTTTGGCCATAGTCAACAAAGTCTTGGTGCATTTGCTCGACTAATGACGTAGTTGGCACGATAACTAATATTCTACTACCTTTAGGATAGCCTACACCTTCTGTGATGTATTGTAACCAGTACTTGGCTAGCAGATAAATAATGAATGACTTCCCTGATCCTGTAGGAGATAAAAGAATTGCTCGAGTTCGTGTTAGGGCTGTTTCAATCGCATCGTATTGATATTCTCGAGGCTGAAATGGAAGTGCTTCGTCAGCTAGTAGATGAGGTATATCTTGAAGAGACGGTTTTGCCGGAACAGGAAAGCCATAACTTGACCCTTCAGTGTCAACAGAATATGACCGCTCAGCTGCAAACTTTATTAAATACACATATAGCCCAGCAGAGAGCTCTCCAGTTATGCGATTAAATAATCTTATTTTACCGTCCCATATTTTATGCTTATAAGCCGGCATGAACTTGTAACCTGGCACGTAAAAAGAAAAATATTCAGATAATTCTGCAGCATAACCGGGCTCACAGTCTACATACAGCATACTATAATCTTTTAAACGTACCGTAAATTCAGCCATTATATTTTTTTCTCGCATCAAGAAACAGCGGTAGATAATCATGCGTATTTACAGTAAACACTTGAGGTTCACTATGATCTACGGTTATAAGAATTACACCCTGTTTTATTGGAATTCCGGTTCTTTCATAGAAGGCCGCAGCATAGAATGATGCCTGTATAAAGTAGTTAGTAATCCATTCTACTTTTTTAGGTTTACGAGCTGTCTTAAAATCTATTATAGAAAGCTGATTATCAAACTCTGCAATACAGTCAACTTGTCCTGCACATTTAAGCTTGTCGCTATATAAAAATTCTTCTTGGAACCATATGTTGTTTACCCTCTTATCTATAATTTCTTTTAGATGACTAAAAGTATATAAATTATTGGGCATCGCATCTTTATCCCAGCCTTCTATATTGTCTAAATAATCTTCTGCTAGCTTATGGACTGATGTTCCTCGAGTGGCAGCCTGAAAAGATATTTTATTTGCTTCTTCCTCACCCACCCTTTTTCGCCATTTCATAATGCCATCTTTACTCAGTGCACCTAAAACCGTAGTAATAGAAGGATATGCATTACCTTCAGGCGTAAAATATTTACGGCCTGTTTCTAAAGTTTTTCTTGTCATTTTAGGAAGAGTTATGCCGTGCTCGACGTGATTAAACATTATGAACCTGCCTCAAATTGGCGCCACCTGATCATATTACCTATTGTCTGATGTCTCCAATTCAGACTTGTAACAATCTCTTTCAGTGTATCTATAACCGTATTCCAGTACTCTATTTTTTCAACACTAGTTTGAATCTCCGGATCGCTATCATAATAATAGTCCATTTCACCCTTCATAATTTTAAGGCCATCAAACGGATCCGGCTCCCAGCCTAATGCTTCTATTGCATCACGATCCATTTTGCCGTTATAATAAAGCCATTTTTTCTTAAGTAATTTTTTCTGTGAAAGCTCAGCGCGTTTCTTTGCCAGCTTTGCTTCGGCTAGCCATTGCAGATATTTAGCGTGATATGCTGGAGTAATCCTAGAAGTTTCATCTAAGTTATTTCTATCAATAGCACTATCAGCAGCCCATTCTTCAAGAATGTTCTTTAAGTCCATAATATATCCTCATAATATAAGTGTATTTATTTTAGTTCAAAAGTAGTAAATCTGAATGTGGCCGGAAAGGTAATGTATTGAACATCACCGCTTGTAGATTCTAACGACATATCACCTAGGCTTGTGGGAACACAGTCAGTATATCTTATTGTTCTTGTAGTATTATTGTGGCTTGACAATATAGAAAGTGTAATATCAGAATATGTAGGAGGTACTGTACTAGTTCTATCAAGAGCTCTGGATTCATTTGTCTGAACCATTCTGTTCATCCAATTAAACATTTCTGTATAAGAATTTAAATTTTCATCTACGATAATTATACAGGTAAGCTCAGTGAATGTTAGCTTATCACCTGCAAAGGGCACAGAAGAAATATTCCTATAAGGAACTTCCATTGAATTTACTGACAACGACGGGTGTAAAACAGTCTGACAAAAGAATTCTAGGTTTGCATAATGCTTACGGTCAATCGTGAGTTTAAATGCAGAAGGCTGCAAATAGTTTAGATTATTCAGGCCAGATGAGCTTGATGTAGTACTAACATCAACTGTTATATTTGTATTTAAATCAGGCATACCACTCTCCGAAACTTTATTCTATTTATACTATCATATTACGATTGAAATGTACACAGTTAATTTACATAAAAAAAGGGGCGACTAAAAGCCGCCCCCAGTAATTCCGAAACTCTTAATCTTATGTTAAGATGTTATCAACACGGAAGATTCTGTAGTACTGGTTGGTTTTAACTGCAGCCAGACCATTTGCAGGTGTGCCACCTACATATGGGTTAGACGCCATGCCATAACGAGTTTTAAACCCGATACGTGGCTGGAAGTCATTCTCACCAACGGCACGGACCATGGTCAATGGTACGTATGGGCAATAGAATACACCAGCGTCATATGGGTTAGTACCCTTATAACCAACAGTGATGTAATCAGCAGTTGCATACGGATCGATGTATACTCTCATACGACCGTTCAGAACACCTGCGAATGTGTTGCCTGTATCATCTACATTCAAGTTTGTTGACAATGCTGGAGCATAATCCAAAGTACCTGAAGCAACCAGTGCTGAAGCAACATCTGATGAACAAATCATGATGTTACCTTTACCGCGACGTGTGTCTTTTGCGATTTGGTTAGCTTCACGCTCTAGCTGAACGTGCAGACCTTTGAACTTCTCAACTGACCAACGACCATCAGCATCTGTTGCCAGGTTGAAGATACCGTTGATAGCAGTGTTAGCTGTACCAGCACCAGTTTTAGCTTGGCTGTTAATTGTACGTACAACTTCACGGTTGATTTCTGCCATGATCTCGGTTGACAAGATGTTTGACAATTCTGATTCTGCATCAAGACCGTGGATAGCTTTCAAGTCTTGTGCAAGCTCGAGTGTGTACTCTGCTTTCAATGCACGTGACTTGGCTGTTACAGTTGATTTTTCAATGGTGAAACCCATTTCAGCAAACTGTTGACCGCCAGTACCGCCTAAGCCTTCAGCTTCTGCAGTTGAATACAGATCCAAACCAGCCAATGGATCAACGCGCTCGTCGTCGATTGTGCCTGGGCCAGAAGCAGATGAATCTACACCAGCAAGACCTGATGGTGATGCACCCATTGCAACTGTACCTGAGTCGCCTGAGTAGTTGAACGCTGCTTCGTTGAACAGTGCTTCATCACCAGCAGTAACACCTGATTTTGTGTTTTTGTAGTTTGACTTCATTGCGAAGATCAAACCTGTTGGACCAGCCATAGGCTGAACACCACACACGTCATATGCCATCAAGTTTGGCATAGCACGACGTACTAGTGAAATAAGTACAGGGTTCCAGTTAGCAACACTAGCAGTTGTTGTACCTGCTTCTGACAAGAAACCTTGCTCTTGGTTAGTTTGCTCGGCTAGAGCTTTTTCTGTGTTTTCAAGAATGACAGCAGTTACTGCTTTCTTGTGGGCGTCAGAGATTTTGCCTGCTGATTCTTCATTAAGAACCGGAGACCATTTCTCTACGAGACGATCATATGTATCCATTATAGGATCTCCTTATCGATTAGATTTTCTAAGTGCTTCTAGGTACTGAGCCATTGGTCCAGAAACTTCTACAGACTCATCTGTATCCATTTCAGTATCTTCAACAATTGAAGACTCAGCGGTTTTCTTTGCGAAATGTGTTTCTTTGATGATTTTTACTTTCTCAGCGAAAGTATCAGCATCTTCGAAATCAATATTTTCGACAAATGATGTTAGCTTTTCTACTTGAGTTTCAGCAAGATCTTTAGACGCTTCACGGATAACCGCATCACGCTTAAATGATTCTACTTCTTCTGCAAGTGTAAGAGCTTTTGACATTGCATCATTGAAGGACTCTTCGAGCTCTTCATTAGCTTGTGCCAATTCGTCAACCAGGTCGACTTTGGATTCTGGTACTTCTACATAAGATTCTACGAACAGATCTTTCATCTTGCTCATAAAGCCTTCTGCAATTTCAGTACGCAAACCAGCTTGTACGGCCAATTTGTTTTCTTCCATCCAATTCTCAACCACATAGTTGAGGTAGCTATCTACTTTCTCTACGAGGTCTTCCTTAGTTGAAGCAACTTCTTCCGCCAATTCGGTTTTGTATGCTTCTTCTAAACGATCGACTTCTTCTGAAAGTTTCGCTTTTACTGCTGCTTCAAAGATCAAAGCTGTTTTGGCTTTAAACTCTTCTGAAAGAGTTGCCTCAGATTCGACCAATGCATCGAGCTCATTTGAGTAGGAAAATTCTACTTCTGGAGCTTCAACCATCACCGTAGAAGATTCATCAGCTTCTACTTCTTCCATTTTGTACATCGCTGTCAAGGCCATTTTGTCCATGCCAGCCATACGGCTATTCATTGCAGTGATCAGACCAGCTTTAGTTTTTGGCATTGGATCTTGCTTAGTGTTGTCACCCTTGCGCGCTGGCGCTTTACCGGTGGCATCACCTGCTTTATCCGTTGCCGCAACAGATTGCTGTTCTGCGTTCTTTGGATCGTGAGCTTCTTCGATTCCCTCGTCGAGCTCAATATCCTGATTTTCTACTTGATCAGTCATATTTGACTCCTTATAAGTTAGATTTCAATAACGAGAGGAAATTCTTAAACTCGCGAGTTTGAACCTCGTAAAGGTCCGAACGCGGAGCACGCTTAATTTCAGTCTCTATTTTTTCAATTTCTTGAGCTTCAATGATTCCATTATTCCAGACCCACTCGACACCTTCCATAACTCCATTAACAAAAGCGTTCGGTGCAGATGGATCTTGTACGATATCAACCGTATTAAGAATAAAGTCATCCTTGACATACGCAGTACCACTACGCTGCTCAAGGCTACCCATACCACGAGTTGAGACACCTAGTTGAACACCACCTTCGAGAAGACCTTTAACAATCTGACCCATCGGAGTATCCAATATTCGTGCCTTACCCATCACATTACTTCCCTCCATTTTGAGATCTGTAATAAGATGGGATACTTTATCTAAGTTAACAGTAGGACCATCTGGATGGTTTAGTTCACCTACCGCTCTCTTAGCATTAACCTGTTCTTTGACATATTTATCTACTGCCTTTTCCATGATCGGCTTTGGATATATTCTGCCATTTCTATTCTTTGCTTCCGCTTGGGCAAATACGCCTTCGATGACATAGTTCTTAGAACCGTCTTCTTTAGCTTCAACAATGCACTGTACATCAGTTTCAGTATATTCTGTAATCAGTTTCATTTAGTTGCCCTTAGCCTGTTTAATAAACTCTCTACCCATCTTTTCAGCCTCACGCTGAGTACGATAAGCATCTAATCTTTCATTATCGATATAGGTAATAAACTTACCCTTTTCTTTATGAATCATTAGAGTCACTCCGTTTATTTTTTTATCATAGACATGCTCACCAGGAGGCATGCCTTTTGACATTTTTTCGCGAAGATGACGAAATTTTATCATTTTTTAAATCCTTTGGGTTTATTTATAAAAATAAATTATTCTACTTCTTCTAGCTCTAATTCATCGATAGCATCTTCAATCTCTTCATCAGTAACATCATCTACATCGATATCATCAGTTTCAGCTTCCATTTCAACTTCTTCTTCTTCTGGTTCTTCACCATTAAAAATCTGACCTGCCACAGCAATCTTTTCTTGCTCTAATGCATCATTCATTCTATCTTGCATTAACTCGTGAAACGTAGGACCTGCTTTCGCAAAGTCCTGGTCAACTACATTATTAATTAAATCTTCAATACTCATAATTTATTCTCCAAATATGTAATTTATTAATTAGCTTAAACGTAAGCAACTTAAAATGTCTATTGTATATATCTAATTACTAAAAATATAAACAGATCCAGCATTTGCGCCATTAGTGTCTTCATATTGCGCGCCTATAATAATAGTATCTCCATCACCAGAGATAGATACACCGATCCCATAGTAATCACTTGCCTCTGTATCACTCCCTATTATTTTAGATTGTTGACTCCATGTTGTGCCAGAGCGTATAAAAACATAGGCAGACCCTGCAGCTGCTCCCGCCTCTTCATCAGTCGTAGCACTTATTACAGCCGTATTTCCATCATTAGAAATACAAACCTGAGTACCAAAGCCATCAGAAGCGTCTGCATCCTCCGCTTGTATCTTAGCTTGTTGACTCCAATTAGTTCCAGAACGAGTAAAGATATAAGTAGACCCTGCATTAGATGCAGTAGTATCTTCCAGATATGCACTCGATATGGCTGTATTTCCATCGCCAGAAATATAAACAGACTTTCCGAACTGATCGTTACCCTGGGCATCACTAGCTTGTATCTTAGCTTGTTGACTCCAACTTGTACCTGATCGCGTAAAGATATAAGCAGAGCCCGCATTGAACCCGCTAGTGTCTTCAAAGTACGCGCCTATAATAGCCGTATCTCCATCATTAGAGATAGATACAGAGTATCCAAATTGGTCTTGTGAGGCTATATCGGTTGATCTTATTTTAGCTTGCTGTGACCAACTTGTACCTGATCGCGTAAAGATATAAGCAGAGCCAGAATTATATTCGTTTGGCAAACTAATATCCTCATCAGGAGCACCTATAATGGCAGTATCTCCATCACCAGAAATGGATACAGAGTGTCCAAAGTAATCATTTAACTCTGCATCGGACGCTTCTAATTTAGCTTGTTGACTCCAACTAGTTCCAGAACGAGTAAAGATATAAGCAGCGCCAGAATTTGTAACCCATGGATCATAATCCGCCTTTCTTGCCGCTGCTATTGCCGTGTTTCCATCATTAGAAATGGATACACTCCAACCGAGA